GCAATGCGAGACTTAAAATCAGGATTAGCTTTAGACGAAAGTTTAAATGCAATCGTTAAAGATGCAGATACAAACTGCACAGCAGTTGATTCTCAAGGCTTTTCTTCTGTAATGCATGTAGTAAATGTTGGTGCGCCAGGGATCACATTCAGTACAACTCACAAAGTTGAAATTGAATTAGAACACTCTGACGACAATGCTACATTTACTGATGTAACATCTAATACAGATGTAACTGGAGGAACAGTTGATAGTAGTGGTGTTTTCCAAACTATTGATGCCAATGCGGACTGTAATAAGGTTTATGCTATTGGATATGTAGGTGGAAAAAGATATTCAAGAGTAGTGCTTAATTTTAGTGGTACTCATGGAACTGGTACTATATTTGGAGTAGTTGGTGTTAAAGGTCATCCTTTACATGGTCCGGCTGCAACAGAAGCGAATCAGTAATCATATATTTGTGTGGGCGAGTAATCGCCCATGCAACAAAATTAAATGGAGGACATTATGAAAGTAAAAATGAAAGTCGATGTTAAAGGTGCTGCGGGAAATGGTGAAACAACTATTCTTTATAAAGCAGGACAAACATACGAAATGAAAACAGATTTAGAAATGCAAATGGCAGGTGCTTGGACTAACGATGGTAGAGCAGAACAAGCTACAGCTAGTATGCAAAAAAAAGTAATTAAGGAAGAAAAAAAAGCTGAATCTAAAGTAAAAAAAGTAGCAAAGAAAATATTTGGTAAAAAGAAAAAGTAAAGGTTTTTAAATGTCAGGTATAAAAGTAGTAACAGCTTGGACAACTTCAGCAGTAGCCACATCTGACCAAAAATCTTTTATGCGTGTTGATTTTAGTGATGATGACAGTTTAATAGCTGAGTTAATAAAAGCATCACAAAATGTAATAGAGACTTACCTAAATAGAGCAATAACAACACAAACATTAGAGCTTTATTTAGATAGGCTACCATTTTACTCGGATATAAATTATCCTGAAGGAACTTTTACAGCTCCTGATATGGAGTACAATTCAAATTTTATAGTTTTACCTAAACCACCTGTTGCATCAGTAACTCATGTAAAATATTTTGATGATTCAGATACAGAATATACTTATGCAGCAACAAACTATTATGTTGATACAATAAGCGACCAAGCAAGAATTGTATTAAGACAAGGTAAATCATGGCCAACAGTTACACAAACAAGAAATGCAAATGCTTATGTTGTTAAGTATGTTGCAGGTTATGGTGGTGCAAGTGATGTACCTGAGCCAATAGTACAAGCAATAAAATTACTTACAACTCACCTTTATGAAAACAGAGAAGCAGTCACAAGTTTAGGTGTAAATGCAATACCATATACGATAGGAGCTATGCTTCAGCCTTATAGAATACTTAGAACTCAAAGTATTTTAGGAGGTTAATATGCCGGGTGTTTCTAATTTAGGTAAATTAAGAAATAAAATAACAATTCAAAATAATGTTTTGAGTAGCGATACCTTTGGTGGATATAGTAGAACTAATACAACATTTATTACAGCTTTTGCCGCAATAAAGCCAAAATCTGCAAAACAAACATTTAGTGTTACAACAGGCGAACAAATAGCAAACCCACAAGATTTTGAGTTTATAATTAGGTATCGTGATAACATTAACACAAATATGAGAATATTATTTGGCTCTCGTACTTTTGATATTATTAGTATTGAAGATGATAATGAGTTTCATAATTATATTAAATTAATAGCTAGAGAAAAGGCAGGAACATGACAATACTTACTTTTAAATTTTCAGGTGTTAAAGAAGCAGAGGAAGCTCTAGAACATGTAAAAGATAAATTAGAAACCGAAATGCAAAGTATTTTGTTAGGAGGTGGACAACTTATTAGAGGGGAAGCTGTAAGATCAATTCAACAAGGTAATAAAACAGGTCGTATATATAAGAGATATAACCCAACAAGAGAGCATAGAGCATCTGCACCTGGTGAAGCACCTGCAAGTGATACTGGTAATTTAGTAAGTCAAATATTTGTAAAAAATAAAGAAGAGGGTGTTGTTCAAGTAAGTAGCGAGGCTATGTATTCAAAATTTTTAGAATTTGGAACTGAAAAAATGTTACCGAGACCTTTTTTATTCCCTGCTTTTGAGAAGAGCAAACCAAGAATAGCTGAGGTTTTATTCAAAAAAATAACAGATGCTTTAAAGGACTTTGGTAAATGAGTGACCATAGCTTACAATTACAAAAAACTATTTTTGATGCTTTAAGTGGCGATAGCAATCTTACATCTACTTTAGGTGCTGCAGTATATGATTTTGTACCTGATAACTCTTCATTTCCTTATGTTAAGCTAGGTGAGGAAACAGCTTTAGATATTGGCACAAAAACTCTTCAAGGAAACGAACATACCCTTGTAATACATTCTTTTTCAAGATATAGAGGAAGTAAGGAAGTTAAAAATATAATGTCAAGAATTTATGCTTTGTTGCATGAGAGTAGTTTAAGTGTTTCAGGAGCAAGTCTTGTAAATTTAAGATTTGAATTTTCTGATGTAATTAAAGAAAATGATGGTCTTACTTCGCATGGAGTACAGCGATTTAGGGCAGTAATTTATGATAGTTAATTTATAAGGAGGAAAATAATATGGCTGCAGGAAAAGGTAGTAGTTTTTTATTAAAAGATAATAGCACAGGCACACCAGCTACAATTGGTGGACTTAGAAGTACATCTATGAGTATTAATGGTGAAATGGTAGATATAACAGATAAAGATTCAAATGCTTTTATTTCAAGTGGTAATGATAAAGCAAGAACATTATTACAAGGTGGTGGAGTAAGAAGTATGTCAATATCAGCTAGTGGTGTATTCACAGATTCATCTACAGAAAATATTTTAAGAGGTTTTGCATTCGATGGCGCAATACAAAATTATGATTTAGTATTTTCAGATGGTTCAAAAATATCTGGTGCTTTTCTAGTAACAAGCTATGAAAGAGCAGGTGAATTTAATGGTGAAGAAACATATTCTGTAACATTAGAGTCATCTAATACAATAACATATACGAATGCGTAATTATGGAAATAAAGTGGACTAATGGTTGGGAAGTGATTAATTTTACAATCAATGACAATCAATATCATGGTTTTATAAAAGTAACCAAAAAAGGTGAAATAACTATAGAGTGTACAAAAGATGTTGATTGTCGGCCACTTGATAAAGTTTTAGTCAATTCATATCAAAATCTAATAGTGCAAAAAATTACAGTAACAGCAAGTAGAGCAGAGCTTCATTGTATCAAAGACGATACAGGAGAACTAAAAAAGTCAATAACGACAAAAAGAAAACTTAAAAAAGCACTAGGAGATGATGATGGCGAACAAGTATAAAGGCGAAATCAAAAGAAAGCTAGGTGATAAGGAAAGAACATTTAGGCTCACTTTTGAAAATATAGTACAGATAGAAACAAGAACAGGTAAATCTGTAATGGATGTTGCTAGGTCTATTGCAACACAATCTTTCCATTTGGGAGATATTTCAATTATCTTGCATGAGGGTCTTAAAGGCGCAAATGGAAAGTTTACACACCAATCAGTTGGTGATATGATAGTGGAAACTGGTTTAACAACTTCTGCGATTGTTGCAGGAGAAGTTTTAGGTACAATTTTTGCAGGAGAGGGTGAGGAAAGCAATGATAACTCCCCTTTAGCAAAAGTGGAGAGTCCAGAAGCTACTACCCCATCCAAGAATACTTAGAAGTTGGATTAGGGATTCTTCACATGTCACCTGATACCTTTTGGGGTTGTAGTGTAAAAGAATTTGCATCGGCTATGGAGGGTCACATGCTACAACATAAAGGTAAAACTAAAACACCTGTATTAAAAGCAGAGATGGAAGATTTAATGAGGAGGTTTCCTGATTAATGGTCAATCAAGCAACAATAACTGTAGAACTAAGATCTAGAACCGAAAAGTTTAAAAGAGACTTTCAAGGTGCTACTGATACTATTAAAAAAAAAACAAAAGAAGTACAAAAGGCTACAGATAAAGCATCTGAGGGTGCAAAAAATTTTCAAGCAAGATTCAGAAAAGCATCTCAATCTATTGCAGCGATACAAGGTCCCTTAGGTCCAGTTGCAGGTAGATTGACATCACTTGGAACAATTATTGGTAATGTTGGTTTTAAAGCGGCGGCAGCAACTCTTGCTGTAGCGGCACTTGCTTTTGGTTTAGGTAAAATGGTTGCAGCAGGTGCAAGAGCAGAAAGACAATTTAAAAGATTAGAAGGTATTTTAAAAGCTACAGGTGGAGCAGCAGGTTTATCACTTTTAGAAATAGAAGAACTTTCACAAAAAATAGGTATAGAAACACTTGCAAGTACACAAGGTATAAGGGATGCCGCAGGTATTCTTTTAACATTTAAATCTATAACAGGAGATACATTCAAAGAAGCTCTTTCACTATCTCAAGATTTAGCTGAGGTTGGTTTTGGTAGTGCAAAAAGTGCAGCAATACAATTAGGTAAAGCATTAGAAGACCCTGCAGTTGGTTTATCTGCTTTGAAAAGAGTAGGTGTATCATTTACTGAAGAACAAAAAGAACTAATACAAACATTAGATTTTGTAGGTAAAAAAGCTGAATCACAAGCTATTATGATAAAAGCACTTAACGAGCAAGTAGGAGGTGCAGGTGTTGAAGCGGCAGGTGGTTTAGCAGGAGCATTAGATACTTTAAATGAAGAATTTACTATTTTTTTAGAGAATAATTTTCTTACGAAAGGAGCTTTATTTGTAGTTACAGGACTTTTAAAAATGACAAATGCGTTATTTGGTGATTTTGAAAGTAAGATAAGAGGTATAGGTGAAGCAGGGTTGAATGAAGAACTTGATGAAATTAATAAAAAATTAGAAAAATTAAATAAAAACTTACAAGATGGAATAGTTATTGGTGAGGATGAAATGATGCTTCAATCTCAAATAGCTGGACTTGAAGAAAAAAAAGCAATTATAGAAAATAAATTAAAGAAAAATGAAGAAAGTAAAACAAGAGCTATAAATGCTTCAAATAAACTTTTACAAGAAAAAACAAAATTAGAAAAACTTTTAGAGAAAACAAGAGACAAAGCAGAACTACAAAGCAAAAGAGAAATAGAAGATCTTGGAAAAACAGAATTAGAGTTAAGAAAACTAGCAATGGCTAGAAAAATAGAAGATGCTTTGATTGCAAAAAAAATAACTGACCAAGGGGTTATAAATGATGCGATTGCAGCAGAAGCGGCAAACATAGATTTACTTGCTAAAAGAACACAAACTTTTGTAGAAATACAAAGAGCACTTGATGGTATAGCCGATGGTGTTGCTAAAACTTTTAACAATGTTGGTAACGAAATATTTGATGCTTTTGCTAAAGGTGAGGCAGGTGCTTTAGATTTTAAAGCAATTTTAAGGCAAGTCCTTATAGATATACAAAAGACTTTATTTCAAGTTTTAGTGATGGATAGAATTACAAAAGCTATAAAACAAGGTATTTCAGGTGGTGGTGGAATATCAGGTTTAATTACAAGTTTATTTACAACTAGTCCTGGTGGTGATTTATCTGCAGTTATGGGTAGCACAGCTTCAGGAGGAAGTGTTCAACAGGCTAATGCACCAAGAATTGTTGGTGAAAGAGGTCCTGAAGTTTTTGTTCCTAGT